TTCATAAACATCACTACCAGAACAATTATATACCCTTTTAGCAGTATAGCATATATCCAATCCCAACTGCTCTATTGTCTTCTGTCTATCACTACCAGTAACAAGATAAACATCATGCTGACGACAGAATATAAGAAACGAAGCCCAAAATTCATGCTTAATCTTTTTGCGACTAGGTGTTAATGTCCCATCAACATCAAAAATAAATTTTCTCATAATTTAAGGATTAACTACTTTAACCTTTACTGGTTGATTATTCAAATAATCTGCAATTCTATGATATGCAATTGCTGTTAATACTTGTGGTGCTATAAAAGCAACCATTGCTATTACCCAAAAGAAGTAATAGTAATTTTCTTTATTTTGAGTTCTCATGTTTTTTCCAAGGTTCACTATGTGATAAGTCTAACCATTTTTTAATTAGCTTGCAAATCTTATTCATTATATTATACCACAATAATTTAATAATCAAATTCGTCCAATATATCTAGTGCATTGTTTAATGCTCTTTGTGCTGCCCACCGTTCTTTATCATCCCATTCAGGATACCAAAGTTTATCATCAATACCCTTCTTAATTTTATTAAGTCGAGATTCCATATCAGTTTTTTTAAGTCTTCCGTTCATGTAAGTTCTGTATAAATTATCAGGCCAAGCACAACTTGGATTTCTTTTTGAAAGTAATGGAATGTTCATACGAAAATATCCAACCTTTAAATATTATACAATATTTATTTTACATGTCTAAATTTTCTTCCTGTTCTGTTAGGAGAGTCACACTATCAGAAGTAGGTCTTGCAACACATGTAAGAGCAAATCCTGCTTCAAGTTGATCATCATCTAAAAAGAATTGATCTTCCTGATCTAAGGTTCCTTCTAAAATTTTCATACAACATGAAGAACAAGAACCAGCACGACATGATGAAGGATGATCTAGTCCTGCTTCTTCTAAAGCATCTAATATACTAGTATCCGCATCACACTCAAAAGTTTCAGTTTCACCATCAGGTGTTTTAAGAGTTATGGTAGCCATTTAAATTTTACAAGGCAGTGTTATTTAGATTACACTTCCTCTGTCTTTTTCTTTTTAGACCCTATATTGTACTTAGTTTCTAATATCCACTCACTTTTATCTTTATATGATAACACTTTTATCTGATTTAAAGGTGCAATATCTTGTATCTTAGCAGCATCAACAACAGTAATCAAACCCCAATCTGCTAATAATTGAACTATACGATTCCTGCGTTGAACATCATTCTGGGTAAGGTTTGCATGTTTACCATCTAATGCAAATAACTCTTTAAAATGAACAATAAAATATCTTCCTTGCTTATGAAGAATATGACAAGATTGATAAATCTTCTTTTCTTTCCTAGAAGCAACTCCAATACGAGTTAAAGTTTCTCGGACTTTTAGGAAATCATCAGGTTCATTTAATGATATTTCTACCATTTGATCCGACGACCATTTTACTTCAGGCTCTTGAACCACGCTCATTGTCTTCCTCCAGTTTCAAATTTAGATTTTATAAAATTAAGTTGTTCTTTAGTTAGGATGCGTAGAGCTTGTTTTGCCTTTTCGTTACTATAACCATAATAACGTTTTACCAAGTCAAGGTCTTTAATCTCATCTTTACGTAACCAAGGAGAGAATCTCTTCTTAGGTCTGAGTGTATTTAGAAAAAAATCATATTGAAGTTTTTTTGGTAGGAAATGATACCTATTCATCTCATTTGCAAACATAACTGCATCAAGATGTCCAGAGTAAATCCTATTTACAATGTATGGTGAATACTCCTTTTCTAATGAAGGATCTTCATCAATTAAATTCTTTTTTGTTTGGTTAATTGAGTTCAACCAGTCTTTCAATTCAGTCATTACCAATTAGGATAGTAAGAAATGTTTCCAATGTATTGATATATTAATGTCCACCCAAACTCATACGTTTCTCCCTTTTCATTCTGTAAATAAAAAGGAATATTTGGATATCTTCTTTTTGCAGAATAAAATTGATTGACAACGGCACAATCATCATCAATATATCTTTCCTTTTCTAATTCTTCTTCAGTCATGATAACTCCTTAATTTTATCTCGCCAATACTGACGATCAGCATCACTTATCCAAGGATTATGTTTGTGGATATGTGCATAATCTAACCACTGTTTTGCAGTCCAATCTTTCTTTGGTCCTAAGTGGTCTTTAAGACTCATTTTCCATCCTATCCATCTCTCTTGATTTATTCTTGATTATAATTCTATCATTTTTATAATCAGGAACCATCTCTAAGACATCCATGTGATCCCACATGAGTTCTTCATATAAGGAATTAAGACGATCCATATCTTCATAAAGATTATTAATATGTTCGTGATCTTCTAAGCTCATTAATAAAGCATCTCCTGTAATGTGTTTATTGGGTTTACCTCATAATT